GAATATCCGAATGACTGTTGCGTGGGAAGCCACTTATCAAACACGGCTGTAGCATTAAGGAAACCAACAGTATCTACACCGATACCTGTTCCACCGCCCTCCGCTGGTTGATTTGTCTCCAGGTTCAATTCTTGGAGCAAATTCGGTTTAAAAGACAGCTTTCGCTTCTTTGTGAATAACTTAGGTGAGATACCACGCTCTAACATCTCAGTTTCAGTAGGGGCAATCCATCTATTAGACAAACGGTCAATACTGTAATACAACTGAGGCAAGCGGGTAGCAGCAGCGGCGCCAGTCTGGGCAATGTTGAAATATGGAATGAAAGTAATCTCGCATTTTGCTGCACGATAATACTTATACGCATGAGCAATCTCCTGAGGTCGCTGATAGTCTGCGAGACAGAAGTTCATAACTCCGCCTACTGATTCACCACCAGCATCATTTACGGCTATCAATTGAGTCTCTTGGATTTCAACGCACTTAGCATAATCAGAAACACGCTTAACACGAGCGCGTCCAACAGACTTGCGCATTCCTCGGCGCTTACGCAATCCGAGGCGACGGGCGGGGGCGCGACGACGACGAACCATTTTAGCCATTATACTATAGGGGCAGATTTTTCTTCTGCAATGACTAACTGGTTTAGCGGAGGGTTATTTTTTGTGCAATACAATATTTTATTAATTCGGCGGGCAAGAGCTGGTGTTAAACCATAACTGTACCATTCTTTGGGATGCTTATTGGATGTGATTATCACTTTTTTCCATTGCGCCCATACATATCCGCCTTTAACCTCCGCATGATATGGATATCTATCCAAAACATTTAACAATTCACTATACGGTATATAGCCATAAAAGTCATCAAAGAGAATGACGTCTTGACCAGAGTAGCCATCCCACCATTTAGAAGGGGGCTTGGAATATAAGTCAGGGTGATTATCATAGGCATACGAGGATTTACCTGAGCCTGCTTCACCCCATAAAACGATTACTTCAACATCACGCCGTAAAGGCTTTAACATTCTTGCTTTAAATGAATCAAGTGCCCTGATACAGGGGAGGAGCTGGGGCTGATTCTCAACCACATCCTCTACAGGAATTCCAGATTTTAATTCTTCAACTGCGACGCACCAGTCTGTTCGCTCGCCCTGCCGGGGAAGTTCGCCAAATTCCTCCCAACCTGGGGCGGGTTTGGTCGGGTCCTTGGTATCAGGTTTTTTACAGTAATCTGCACACTGCTTAGCAGTTCCTCTGGGTCTTTCTATATGGATTTTCTTCTCAAAGAATAATGCAAATTTATCCAACGAACGGGGATTGTCCCACGCCGTATAGCCTTGTAAGTGCGGAGTTCCTGTAGATGGTGCGATTTCGTAGCCCCATACAATATACCTGCAATCTTTCGCAAGATGCCGTAGCACATCTACTGATACATCCGTGTAATTGTTCAATGTCCATACAATACTTCTGGCACGTCCCAGACTCTTGGTTCCCTTCGGCACAGAGGTTGTCGGCACAGAAGTCGCCATGAGGTAATACTATACTCATGGCGGAGATTTAATTGTAGCTTGCGTCCCTTCAATTATACTACAATTACTATCCCGGATCGGAGCGATCCGGGATGATTCTTATATATAGGGGGGGTGGGTGGCGAGACCCCCCCCCTAAGACCCCCCCTACTCGGGCATGTTGTCTGCGACGCTCTTTTCTACCGCGCATCCAAATTAAGGATATGTCGTCGGCTGTGTGTTAGGCACTGCATGAGAAGCTCCCTGAGAGGAGGTCGCAACATAAGGATTAGGTTCAGCGACGGGTGCATTTGTCTTGAGTGCTCTGGGTCCCTTGAATTCCCAAGTAATCTTGAGTTGGATATCACCAATAGCAGTCCCTTGAGTGCCAATGCCTTCAATAGAGGGACAATACACAGCGCCATGATAGCGAACCGCATAAGGATTTACGCCAGCCGGGGTGAGCACCTGAGCAATCTGTCCAGGGACCGCATCGGAATATCCGAATGACTGTTGCGTGGGAAGCCACTTATCAAACACGGCTGTAGCATTAAGGAAACCAACAGTATCTACACCGATACCTGTTCCACCGCCCTCCGCTGGTTGATTTGTCTCCA